GCACATGGTAAATTGCCAGGTGATGGTAACCATGATGGTATGAAGGATCACCAACCTATGAGGAAGTGGCGATGAGAGGACTAATCAATAAGATTAGAGACTATATACAGAGCATCAAAAACAAAAAACGTGATCCATTTATTTACAAATGACACAATATAATTTTGAATATACCACGCTTGATGAGCGTATTGAACAGTTAGAGACTCGTGTGCGTGAATTGGAAAATATCATTGACAAAATCGCACCGCCCAAATATAATCTTGAAAACTATTCCCTTGGAGACAAATGAAGATCTTCCTTGACACTGCAGATACTGAAGAAGTCCGTAAATATTTTGCGACTGGACTTGTTGATGGTGTCACTACCAACCCTTCCTTGATTCGCAAGGCAGGTCGTGATCCTGAGGAAGTATATCAGGAAATGATTGATATTGGTGTGCCTGATGTCAGCATGGAAGTTGTTGGCACCGTGGATGAGATGTATGATGATGGTGTTCGCCTTGCTGAGAAGTTTGGCACTGCTGCCACTATCAAACTCCCCTGCACTCCAGATGGTCTGCTTGTTTGTAAGCGACTGACTGGAATGGGCATCAAGACTAACGTGACTCTTGTCTTCTCTGTTGCACAAGCAGTGATGGCAATGAAGGCAGGTGCAACCTATCTGTCTCCTTTTGTTGGACGTTGTAATGATAACTCCTTCAGTGGTGTTGAATTGGTCCGTGCTATTGCAACCTGTCGTTCTGTCCATGGCATGAAGACTGAAGTGCTTGCTGCATCTCTGCGTGATGCACATCATGTCTCTCGCTGCTTCATGTATGGTTCTGACATTGTTACCATGCCAACCAAAGTGTTCAATGCAATGTATGACAGTGTGTTGACTCGTGAGGGACTTGCTATCTTCCAACGTGATTATGAAGCATCCCTTGAGGCATTGAATAATGTATGAAGAACTAAATTGTTTTGAAGAAGCACTCAAGCACTTCGGCACTCGTGTTGAGGTTATCTGTGCTATGGAACTTGGTGGTAGAATTAACGCTGAGGATGCCTATCAGATGATCAAAGATGAGATGAAGGAAGTGAAGGCGTGCCGTAAAAAGTTTAACAAGAACAATGACTGCTAAAATCTATGAGTCACCCGATGGTGGCAAGACAGTATATGTTCGTGAGATGGGTAGTGATGAACCACGTCGTCAGATCTACCCTGATCTCATGAATGAAGTACAGGCAACATCACCATATAATGATGGGTGGACACAGCAATTCTACAGGGAGCAGTGGCCACCTTTTGTACCTGATGGGTTAAAAGATAAATATGAGAACTATCAAGCAGTTCTTGCGGATGGTTGGGAGTTCACTGATGATGGATTCTGGATTAAATGTACTTGATAAATAAGTAAATAAAGGTAGTATGTTTGTAAAATGGCAGCAATATTAACCGCCACTGGGATTGAATTTGGTGATGGGACATCGTTGACATCCAAATATTCTGTGTTAGCGCAAAATTCAGTTGCGGTATTTTATCAGGCATCCGCACCAACTGGGTGGACTCAGGTAACTAATCACAATGATAAGGCACTTCGCTTAGTAAATGGAACTGGCGGGGGTTTTGGATATGGTGGAGTTGCTGGAGCAGGTGGCAATACTTTTACTCAAACATTCCCATCTAGCACTGCATCTTTGAGTGTGAATTATAATTCAACTGTACCTGTATCAGGAACTGTTGGTGGACACTCTCTGTCAGTGTCTGAGATTCCAAACCACACACATAGTTCTGGTGTTGGTGGTGGATCTGTTGCTGCTAGTGGTGGTAGTACATATAGAGTTCCTGGTAACAACCAATCTGGTGGTGTAAATTCTAGTAGTATTGGTCAATCGCATAACCACCCTTGGAGTGGATCTATCAACTTTAATGTTAATGGATCTGGTTCACTTGATCTTAGACTTCAGTATATCGATGTAATTATCTGCAGTTTTAGTTGATATGGCACGATTAACCGCTAGCGGAATTCAGTTTGATCTCCTAAATCCATCTGATGCTATAACTAGTTTTTACTGGATATATCCCGCAGGAACCAAAAAACTATTTTATCAGTCAACAGCACCTACTGGTTGGACTCAAGATACTACTCATGGTAATAAATCACTTCGTGTGGTAAATGGAACAGGAGGTGGTAGTGGTAATAGTAGATCTTGGACACAAGTACTAAGTGCAAATAACACCATGAGTGTCGCTATTTCTGGAACATTTCCTATTACGGCATCAGTTGGTGGTCATACATTATCATTATCACAATTAGCGAATCATACTCACGCATTGTTAGTTGGACCAGCATCTGGTTCAGTTGCTACTCCGTTCAGTAATTCTGGAACTACGTTTGCTCAAAATGGTAGCAATCAAACTGGTGGTGCTGGCGGCGGTGGAGCACATAATCACCCCTTCTCTGGTAGTGTAACAGTAAACGAAACTGCAAATCTGGGTGTATCTATTGCAGTTCAATATGTTGATGTTATCATCTGCACTTTAAACTAAATATGGTATAATTATCTTATTCTGGAGTTATTATGGCAAAGATTGAAGTTGGTAAATTTTGTCCTTTAATCGGTAAAGACTGTATTGGTCTTGAGTGTTCTTGGTATACTCAGATTCGTGGGATGAATCCACAGACAGGAGAACCCGTAGATGAATGGGGTTGTGCTGTTACTTGGATGCCAATGCTATTAATTGAGAATTCAAATCAGCAAAGGTCTACTAGTGCTGGAGTGGAATCTTTTAGGAATGAGATGGTTAAAGCAAATGAGTCGAACATTAATGTTCTATCATCTGCTGCACAGATGCTGCATCAAGCAAGAAACACAAATGTAATTCCAGCACGAGTAGAAGAGGTTGACGGATGAAAGTAACTCAATTCACTTTAATTGAAGCAGATAGATATATTTCTGTAAATAATCAGGGTATTTGGTTCACTCCAGAAGACTGGCCATTTGCTGATATTGAGCATCTTTGGGCGATTCAGTGGAAGGATGATGGAACTCCTGAAGGAAAAGGAGAGATAGAATATGATTCTGGTGATAGGCAAAATGACATTGCCACTAGGGATCATATTGAAAAATATGTTGATCATTGGCAGCAAGAGTTTGAGGCTCAGGAAGAAGCAAGAATTGCTCTTGAGAAGCAACAAGAAAAAGATGCATTCTCTTGGGCGGAAGCAATGAGAGAGTTGGAAACTCAAATGGAGGAGATGCAAAAGCGTCACCAAGAGACTCTTGATGCTGTTAATTGGGAAGATCAACAAGTACAAAAGAGACTGCAGGATCAGATGGATGAGATGCAGCAAAGACATGAAGAGAACCTTGCTGAATTAGAGCGTGATCGTGAGATTACAATGGCAGAGGTTGATGAGATGCGTATGCTCAATGATATGAATCTCAGTCAAGTTGAAGCTGATTACCAAAAGGATTTGGCAGACATGGCGGAAGACCATGAAATGCAAATGGAGAATGTTCAAAGAACTATTGAAGAGACACATGAACAATTCTTCTACGCTCAAGATTCTGTAGAGAATTCTTTGTCTGATATTAAAAAGGATGGGACGTTTGATCAAACAGAATTTGAAAATGTGACAGTATTTGATTCAAATATTGACCCTAGTTTGTTTGATGATGCAATTGATAATCCTGTGATTGAAGAGATTCCTGTTGATAGTTTGCTGTCTGAGGATGACATCTCAAATGCAATCAAAGTATCTGAAGAAGATGAAGAAGAATTGGAAGATAATATCACAAAATCACAACTTGATATAGATCTCTCTATCTTAGATAATGAGTTTAATTTAGAGATGATGTTTGATGATGATGCTGATGAACAAGTTGTTAGTGAGATTGAGAAGTTAATCGAAGAGGATGTAGATCCAAACGTACCTGACGCCGAAGTTCCAGACGCATGAATGAGCAATTGATAAAGAACAACTACTTAGTTGTTCCTAACTTTATATCATCACAAAGGTCAAAAGAATTAGCACAAAATTATAAAGAATATGTGGATACTCATGAACTTGAGGAAGATCCACAAGTTCCTGGATGCTTCTCATCTAAAATGGATTATATTCCATTTTTAGAATTATTAGTTGAGAAGTCAATGACTGTTACACAGTTGGTAGGAGAGACAGTTCTACCAACTTATTCTTATGCTAGGATTTATGGGCATGGTGCTGAACTAAAGGATCATACTGACAAACCAGAATGTGAGATATCATTAACAGTCAATCTTGACTGTGATGAAGTGTGGGATATTCACATAGCAAAACCATCTGGGGAGATGGAGAGTGTCTCATTGCAACCTGGCGATGCTATGATATACCTTGGATGTAGTGCCATACATGGTAGAGATCCTTTTGTGGGTAATTACTGCACTCAAGTATTCTTGCATTATGTTAGAAGTAATGGAGTTCATTTTGCGAGTTACTTTAATAAAGACCATCGTTACAAACATGATCCAGTGAAGGTAAAGACAAAACCAAAGGTACTTACAGTATCACATAATCGTTTGGCAGAGTATATTAAAGTCTATGATGATGTGCTCACACCTGCAGACTGTGAGACAATTATGCAAGAGTATAAGGATAGTAACCTTTGGAAACCTGCTGCTGTCAGTGCTGGTAATGTTGAAGATCGAACTATCAGGAACTGTGACACCATTGGTGTATCAATGCCAGATGTACTGACAACTGAGACAAGACGTACTATCGATAAGATCTTTTTTAGAGCGTGTTGTGATGTCGCAAAGAGATATATGGTTGACTTCCCGCACTGCACTGTTAAAGAAGACACTGGATATGATTTGCTCAGATATAAAACAGGAGGATTTTATTCGGAGCATTGTGATAGTTTTAAGGAGATGATGAGATCGGTCTCAATAGTTTTTGCACTGAATGATGATTATAAGGGAGGTAATTTAGCATTCTTTGATCGTGAGGTTGAGATTGCATTACCATCAGGAAGTGCAATCGCCTTCCCATCAAACTTCATGTACCCACATCAGGTTCTTCCTGTATTGGATGGAACCAGATATTCCATGGTGACATGGCTCAAATAATATACTATAATAGTAAAAACGGAGATTAATTAATGGCACTGTCCGACTCAGTTAAAGAATCACTTGATGATGCAAGTGCATCACTTCGCAACGCTCTTGCATTTGCTGCTCGTGGTGAAAAACCACATGTATGCAAAGGAATTGCTGAGATGATTGCTAACATTGAAAACCTTACCACGATTGAAGACATCTTCGATAAGTTGGATAGTCGCAAAGATGGTGACTCTGGCAAGTGGGGTCCATTGACTGACTTGGGTGAATGATTCTTTACAAACACTAACACAAATATAAAGCGATCCCAAAGGAATCCTAAACCCTGCATAGATACTGTTAGAATATGAACATACACAAGCGAGGTGCTCATGCCAGTTAATCTACATCAGAAGTTCAATCACTATCTTCACACTCCTAAAAAATTGGATCTGCAAGACATTGATGAGCGTGTC